CAGCGGAACATCTTCACTGTAAGCCGTAGTGACTACGCCTTGCGCGCCCTCCTGGACACTCTCACCGATTGCGCTAGCAACAAGACGCTTGCCGAAGGACATTCCCGGGCGTTCGGTGAATATACCGAGCTTGGCCAGGCCAATCGTGGGGATAGATTCCACCACCCCGCTCAGGGCCGCCCGCCTTAGGGCTAGCTCATGATCCCCAGTCTGCTGATAGACGCGCCTATACACGTCACGGCTGTCCACCAGAAGCTCCAATGAGCTAGCCCCCGCCGTAGCCAGAAGGCTACCAATGACGGCACCCACTGGGCCGCCTAGAATCCCCCCGCCTACAGTAAGCCCAGCCCTAAGGGCCATATACAGCCCACCATATAGCGCCATAGACGCCCCCGCTGCGACCACGGACTTAGCCGCCCACTCGAGGCGCCCAGCATCCCCATCGTCCAGGGCATCGGCCATTAGCTCAAACTGCGTCCCAGCCTTCCCAGTTGCCAGCCCCTCAACAGCCCCGGCAAATCGTAACGCCGTCGCCACCGCTGGGCGCACCGCCAGATCTATAGCCTTATTGCGTTTCGCCGCAGCGTTGAGGCTCTCCACAAGCCGCCTACTCTCGGAGGAAAGCACCTGATCCGCCACGAACTTCTCATACCCCCGCCGATCAGCCGCCAGGGCCGGGCTCTTCATCAGCCTAGCCCTATCCTCCGGGCTCATCGAGTTGAACCGGGCCTCGTAGTGCTGGAGGTTGCTATAGATGACCCTTGGATCACCCACCCCGAACACCTTGGCCAGGTACGCCGCCCGCGCCATCTTCCCCCGATCAACGCCAGATAGCTGGAATAGGCCATCCTCCACCGCCCTTAAGGCGGACTTCATCTTGCTCCATCCGTCCCAGGTGAGGCCCATATCCTCTGCGATCTCTGAATCCGTATACCCCTTCCAGCGCATGTGCACAATACGATCTTGCACCGCTAAGAAGGCGTCATCTGGAGACACCCCGCGCCTCTCCAGCACGCCGAGAACCCGGGAATATTTAGGGGCAAACGACCGCAGGAGATCATACGACAGCCCCCCGCCCTTGGCCACCTTCTCAAAGGCGACAAACGGAGATGTGCCGGAGTAGCTATATTCCATGCTTCCCAGCCGCTGAGCCCTAAGCTGGGCCATGTCCCGGCCGATGCCTTCAGCGAACCCCATCGCTACCACCTACCTGTCCGCACGATCCCGAGACGACACAGCGCCGCGCTTGGCCCCCTGCTTGCGAGCAGGGGCGGGATTAGCCTGAGCCGCACCGTCAGCCTTAGCCGGGGCACCATGCCCACCGATAAACTCCTCGACAATTCGACGCTCGTCAGCGCTTAACTTGCTCTTGTCAAGATTGCCATAGACCAGACTTGTCGCAGCGCCTACATGGTTAGGGATTCCGGCCCCCCGGAAAAGGTCCCCGATCTCATCTAACAGATCATCGGTCTTGTTCAGGGGCACACGGAGCATCTGCGGGGCCCTCTTTTGTAAAATGTCGACCACAGCGTCCTGGAACGTGTACGGAGACTTGAAGCCTTCCTGCATCCCGAACGCAGCATATATGGCCGCCGCCTCAGCTATATCCGCACGGAGGATCTGCGCATCCTTCGGAGCTATCAGCCCCTTGGAAGCCATCTGATCAACGGCCTTGAACGAGCTATTGAGCGCAGAAGACACCTTCTGGAGACCGTACGAGGCCAACACGGCATCATTGCCCTTCCCAAACCCGAGATCCTGCAGCCCCTTGCCCTCCTGGAGGCCCCTCACAATCTCATCCCGACGGCCCAAGGCCAGGTCTATCATCTCTCTGGCCTGCTGCGGGAGGTGCCGCCGGACTATGCTGTATTGGGCCTTCACATCCAGTAGATTGGTGGTGGGATCAAGCGCAGCGCTCAGCAGCGACGGATATAACGCCATAGCCTGCGCCTGTTGAACCTGCTGGGCAGACTGCCCAGATTGGCCGCCATGGGCAACGCTTGCCCTCGTTGCGCTTTCGATATACCCGACCCCCCACCTGTACCAGTCGGAGTTGATCACACCGGCCCTATATAGCTCAGTCCATCGCTTCACCGAGTACTTCAGCCGCCCGGTAGTCGAATACGCCGCAACCATGTCCGTCGCCAGGTCTTCACTGCGGCGGGCCACCTCGGCATCTTTCGCTGCGATAACCCCACGCCTGTATTGCTCCAGACTCCTCACCGTGTCGGGGTCTATGTACTCATCGGGTTTCGGAGGAACCCACCCGCCAGGATTCGCGTCAATTTTCTTCTGTTCGCTGATGACGCGAACATCCCGCCTGGCCGAGATAGCGAGCTTGGCGAAGGCGTCTTCCCGCATCCCAGGAGGGGCCCCGATAGACAGGAGCCGCTCCACCTCTTGGACGTCCCCGGTATTGATCGCCTTGCTCAGGGCCTCAGTGTGCTGGGCAATGGCCCTCTCGTTCTTCATATCAGCCGCCCTAGCGGCGATATCAACGCTCAGATTGGCGGAATGCAAGGCCCACCACTCATCGAACCTTGCCGCAACCTCCGGGTCTGTGACCTCGCGGCGGACAGACTCGTAAATCTTCCCGCTTCTACTCCGCCACTCCTGCTCTATCCCGTCAGCCCCAGCCTTGGCGGCCTCCTGTGCCGCAATCCCCGCCGCCTCCATGGCCTGAGCCCTTCGATAGGCGAACTCAACAGCCCTGCGCCTGTCCTCCTCCTCCTTGGCCTTGGCTTGAAGCTTAAGAGCCTCTTCCTTGCTAAGCTGCGCGATATCACCAGCCAGCGAGTAAAGCCCCCTGGCGATCCCCTCCCACGCCTGCGCGCCAGCCTGCCCCCAGCTGGCAACCTCGCCGAATGGGAGCCCAATTTTAGATTGCCCAGACGACGGAGGCGGGGCCTCTTGCCGCTCGTAGATTGGCACCCTTTTCTCGCTCACCAGCGCCACCCCCAACGCTACCTATTGCGCACATATGCGCCTAATAAGGGATCAGCATACACCCCCGGCCACATGGCACGCCCGACCGCAGACTTGAAATCAGCAGGATCCCCGGCGCTAAATGGGCTATCGAGGGTGGGGAGCATCCCCGTCAACAGCGACCTCCCCCGGGCCCCCTCCATATACCCGCCAAACGATGTGGGCGATGCAGGAGCAGGCCCGCCGCCAGCACCAGCGGCGAAAGGATTTGAGAACACCCCTAGATCAATCCCCGTAGCATACGCCCGGCCAAACCCAGTCAGCGCCGACAGCATGGCGCCCCTTCTCCCGGCACTCTCGACGGCAGACGCCCCAGCCCTTAGCCCGTACGCCCTGGCCTTCTCCCCGGCGGCCCTGGAGACCAACCGCGAGGCCTCCACGTCATACGCCGCCATCCTTAAAGCTTTATCCATCTCGACCGCGCTAGCAGTGTCGGCGATCATGGCCAGCGGGGTGCCGCTGCTTGCGGTGTACCCGCTGGACACATACGCCGCCGCCTGCCTTGCGATAGTCTTGGCACCCGCAAGCCTGATTAAAGCCCCCTCGTACGACCCCCTGCCGCGGACAGCCTCGGCGTCGCTGATATCGACGTTGGCGTTATGCTCAAGCGCAGCGGCTTCCGCCCGCATAGCCTCCGCCTGCGATCTGGCCGCCTGCATCTGCGCCATGCTCCCCGCAACAACCGAAGCCGCCTGAAGCGCAACAGCCACAGCACTCATTTTAGAGCCACCACCATTAGCACCCTCCCAGCATTGGCCCCGGATAGCCCATGATAGACACCAAGCAATTCAGTAAACCCAAGCCACCCGGCGAACCTGGCATGTGTGTAATTATCGGCGTCATACGTCGCCGCTATGCACCGAACACCCGGCAGCCCCCTAAGCTTAGGCAACACCTCGCGGCGAATGATAGAACACACCCTGACATACCTACTCTCGAAGCCAGGCAGAGGGATGAACCACGCCTCGCATATCCCACACGACGGAGGGCGCACCCCGCCGCACGCCACCGGCACGCCATCAGCTAAAGCCGTATATGCCGCCATACACTCATAATCAAGCATATAATCCCCAGGGTTGACCCCGGCACTGAGAAGGTGTTGCGGGTTATACGGAACGATCTCGATCATGGGATCACCAGCCTCAAAATAATCGCCGTTATTTCCATAGGGTAGGGCTCTGGTTGTACTATCGTAACATATTGTCCGTAGCCAGCCGGAGCGTCCACAAGGATTGGCTGCGTGTCCCCGCTGAAAAGCTCAGGGGAAACGACCAGCGGATCACCAGCCTTCCCCACGAACTGGATACGCCGGATATCTTCATCGGAGAACCCGACAAAACCCCCGATAGTGTTAACGAGTCTCAGAATCACGTGCACCGTGCGCCGGGTAGTGCCCTGAGTAGTCTGAGGAGGCACCGCATGCTCTATGTTGATCGTCCGTAGCTTGCTGGTGTAACCAAGCCCAACCCACACATCGGAATATGCCTGAGGAAGAGAGACAGCCCCGCCCGTTACCTGGAATCTGCCGATATAACGGCCATCAGCCACCACCTCCACATTGGCCCCCTCTAGATAGTCCAACCCGCTTATTACCGACGCCGGCGCCCCACTGTACCCAGCCGCACAGTCCAAGTAGACAGACCCTCCCCCCCAGCCTCCCCACCCATCGATTACCTCGATATACCGCCTAGCTTGCCCATTGATCACCCTGCGGACGATGAGCCATATTTCATCAGACACACAGGCCACGTCCTCCACAACCCCGCCGACGTCATGCCTATGCCATGCCGATACCTTTTGTTCCGGCATATACGTAAGCCCCAGCAACCCCCCATCCTTGCGGTTAAACCAAACGGACGACCACGGGCCCTTTAGATATGCCATCCCAGATACTCCAGGGCCGCACACGTGATCACTCATTGCGGTAATATCAAAGGCGTAATATGTATCACTAGACCAATCATATTGCACGTGGCGGATGATACGCCCACCCCGCTGGACGAAGACCGTGTACCCATTGGCTACTACCGCCTGGATATCCTCACTACCGAAATTGGTTTCCCTACGCATAGCCGGAGGAGTCTCAGGGGAAGGAGAGTCCCCGGACAAGATCCACTCATCCCCGGAGGTCCCGACCACCAAAGACCCCCTCGACGTCATCCATACGGCGGCATTGACCTCGTTAGCCATTGGTTGGAGGTCCAACGCCCCGGAAGCAACCACGGAATCAGCGTCAAAATTAGAGAAATCATCAGCCGCCGAGGCCCATAGTCTATTAGGGGAGGAGTATGTGCCGCCGAACCACAGCCGCCCGGCGTGGAATGTAACGCACCGGGGATACCCAGGAACCTTCCCCCACGCACCGAGTGCCCACGTGTAGATCGGTTTGCTAAGCCCCCCGAATGTGGTTAACAGCTTACCAGTTACAACCGTGGGGCTGACGTACCCAGTGATGCGAATGACGGCGTTCCTCGCCGCCCGCTTAACCCGGAAATTCCAGGTGATTTGGCTTGTCGCGTTATCCGTGTATATCCTGAACTTGGGCATTACCCCCTTGCCGCCGAGATCGTCGGCAGTAGTTTCCCCCTCGATGGTAGTCGATATCCTGTCATCTATAGCATAGTAGTTGCGCCATGTAGCCCCAGAGTCATGAGAGAACTGCAGAAACCAGAGTTTACCGGATGGGCTGGAGAAAGTGCTGCGGAACTCCCATTCTCCATCAACTTCCCACGATGCAGACGCCCACGGAGACCCGCTCCCAGTCTGCACCCCATAGGATTTGCTTTCAGCATCTACGATGTAGCGAACCTTTATAAGCCGCCCCACGTCAAGGGCTGAGAATATAGGGGACGAGGCCGTAGCCGTAACGGTGACAACATCCCCGATCTTGCCGCTTCCACCCGTAACAGTCACAGACGCATCCACGGAGCCCAGCCCAGGGACAAAACACTCATCCAGGAACGGGCCGCGGCTAAACTCCATCTCCTCAATAGCCCATTCAGCCGGCGACCGGCGGGAAAGACGATGCGGGGGGTAATCAGGATGCACAAGATACATCACATCCGCAGACTGAGCGAACTTGATCCCGCCGAGATCTCCAACGGCGTAAGGAGAGGGAAAAACAAGCGAAGCATCCTGAACCCACACACTCTGCCAGTCGGCCCCGCTACCCGGCATATCCGACGAACCGGACGTATGCCCGGCAATACACCGATAAACAAGCCCCCCAAGTACCACAAAGTTATACGGGAGATAATCCACCCCGGAGGCCCACTCAGGGACAGATGACGGGGTATGAACCACAACCCCGCCATCATCACAAACCCGGAATTCCCTATCCCCAAACTCCAGCATGTAACTTTGATCCATAGAATAGACGAACGGAATTAGCCGCCCCGGATTTGATTCATTTAACACCGGAGCAACAAACCTTGTTCCCGGACGCCTGACGACGCCGCCCGTGGGTAGAACAATGAAATTCTCCAGGGCAAGGCACCCGTTGTAATACCTCTCAACGTCTGTACGCCCCAGCATATGCGGGGACAGCTCCCCGGCCGTGAAATTAGTAAGGAAATGATCAAAGAGCCTCACCGCTACCACCTCACGGAGATATAAGGAGCGGACGTAGTCGGCTGGTACCGTTTCGTCCCCGCATCGGCCGCCAAGGCGTCTGTAAGGGTCTTTTCATACAGCTGATAGGACAAGCTGGCCAATTCGGTGCTGCCGGTGAGACTGATTGCTATTTGAGACGCGATTAGATACGCCAGCGCAGTGCGCACCTTTGCCGGCATATTGATGACCGGCAAGGCCGCATGGATATATGTCAAAGTGATCTCGGGCGAATCGGAATGGATAGTCCCTCCGACAAGCTCCCATCGGCTAGTCTCAGCCACTGACCTTTGCGTGTCCGATAAGCACCGGACGAAATCGGCGGGCAGGTCGAACTCGTACGAATACCCACTAGTCGGGGTGTTCCCGTTGTTCTGGAGCTTGACCGTTTTCGTAGCGAATGACCAATCCGCCTCCCCGAGGAGTTCCCATAGGCACTCAGTGAAGACCTGAGAACAGGCCTTAGCCTCCTTGGAGTCATCGGTCAACGCCGTTATATTGCTAACCCCGAGGAACGTTAGCGCCCTATTACATACCGCAACGGCATCAAGAGCCACAGACCCACCCCCCTAACTATAGGTGCGAGGGGATACCCCCCCGCACCTATATCGTACCACTACCCCGCTACTCTGAGACATACACGACGCAGACAGTTATCGTCCCAGTCGCTTCCCCGCCCGATATGGTTAAGACTATATCCTCATCCTCATTCAGCCTGACGCCGAGCGCATCCACCTTGTTGAGGTGAGTTAGCCCGGCAGCCGTGGTACTCGTTGCACCAAGATATTTATCAGCCACGGAGCTATTGCCCACCGAAACCTTTGTACCAGTCCCAAGTGCTGAATAAGCCACATAGCCGCTGACCACGACCGCCCCTTTGGGAACCCTTACCGTTACAATAGTACTACCGGCAGGAAGCGAGGCGGCGCTGTACGTGTCCATTGCCACCTTTAAGCGCCCGCCCCACATCCCTGGGCTAAGGATAATGGCAGGCGTAGCCATCACCTTAGAACGATTAGCGCCATATACGACCGCCATCTAGAACCACCCCCCCATTACACTTCTACGCACAATATCCGCCCTACTCCCTTTTCGCTCATCCTAGAAGCCCCAACGCTGATCCATGCCTGAATCAAAAGAGATTGGCCCTTTTGAGGTATTGGGTCTATCGAGGCCCCTATATCACGGGTGACGCCAAGCAACATTGCATTCTTCTGCCAGAACAGACATTCCCGATACCCATTGGAGTCCTTGGACAGGAGAGTGCTCTTGATGAACGTAAACCCGAGGAAGGAGTTTACCTCTCCCTGAACCAGAGCCTTGACAGTGTTGTAATCCGATGAAGTTACCTTCGTATTGTTTAGCAACTCCCCAAGCTGCTTTGGGCCAATGATTAGGTACCTTTCCTCATCCGAGACATCATTAGCGTCCAGCATCTCCTTGGCAGCTAGAAGCTTCTCAAGATTCAACCCCGTGGTCTGAGAGCTCCCCACGTTGACAGCTACAGTCATATTCGAATCGAACGGGGTGACCACATCCCCACGCTCACCAGTATAGGCAGGCCCAACCGCCGCCGTTATGATCTCCCTGTCCGTTGCACGGTTGAGAGCCGCGACAAAGTTGCTGGCATACGCCCCGGTCGGATTGTTGAGAATCCTGGCCAAGTCCTCAGCGTCGATGTAGTCGGCCACGTACTTATCCGAAGTCGTGACCCTCCGCCTACGGTGAGGAGTGGAGACTATCTCCAGGTCTCCGTGCCTAGTCGTCTTGCTCTGTGCCTCAACTGCTTCAACTTGATCAAAAAACGCATCCCTCCCCTGCACCGGCTCAACCCTGACCGCATCCCTGAGCTTGCTCCTGGTTTGCTGGTATAGGATTTCGATGCCGCTTTTGTACTGCTGAACCATTGCCGTCGTGATCTCAAAAGACATCCCTAACATCCCCCCCTATTTTGGCCTTAACCGCCATAAGCTATTTCGTGAAGCCTCTGGAACCGCCTGATTGCTTCTCCATGCGCTGGGCTCATCGGATCACGGAGAGCCTTCAAGAACTCCGGATCAGCCTTGAGCCTCGCCAGCTCTGACTTCGCATCGACAGACACCGGAGCCCCCCCGGATGCACTATTGAGCGAATCCTCCCCAATCATCTTGCCGATCCTGTTGAAGAGCCTAATAACCCTCGGATCATTGCCCAACCCGCTCTCCAGTATCTCCACAATCTCCGGATCAGCAACCGCCCGCACGGCACGCCTCGCAATGTCTAGCTCGGCCTCAAACGAACTCCCCCACTCACGCCGCAGCTCCTGTTCAGCCTTCGCCCTCCCCTCCTCTATCTGGGCGCTGAGACGCTCACGCCCCTTCTGAGTCAGCCGCCCCCAGAACTCGGCCAGCGCTTCCACCTGCGCCGGAGTCATCCCCGAGTCAAAGGCCACCTTCCTAAACTCCTCCAATACCTCCGGGTCAGCGTCGGAGATCTCCAGCTTGTACCCGTCGGGATTATCAGGACGACCGATAGCCCGGTAATACCTATCCCAATCCTCCTTGGGAGATTCCTTACCAGGCACAACCACATTATCCCGGTCTAGCAGCTTCGACGCATCAACCAACCCCCTAATAGCCTCTTCCATAGAAGCGTACCGCCTAACCGCTGGATCTGCCTTTAGTTCCTCCGGCAAAGACTCCCACCACTGCGCCGCACCGCCGTTGTCCACCTCCTTCGTCATGCTGCCATCCTCTAGCTCGTTATTCACCACCGTTAATCACCTCCATTTGGACGCGCCCGCTTGGATCTTCTCCCAGCATGGCCAAGATATGCAGGAACACCTCTTGTTTTGCTATCCTCCGGTCTGTTTCCCTCATAGAATCAGCGCAATACGGGGAAGCTCCGTGAAAACACATGTTAGCGAGATCCCCAAGCACCACCCTCCCATGCTCCCCGGAAAACACCGCCGAATAACTAGCCCTTAGATCGTCAAACTCAATCTTCATAGCCTTATCTGGGAAGCAGTCTTCCCAATCTCAGCCGCCTGCTGTACCAGCTGCATCTGCCGCTGAATAGCCTCAGCCTGCGCCCTCTCCTGCCTCATCCTGTTCACCTCTTCCGCACTCCGCAGCAACTTAGCGGGGACGCCGGTTATATCAGCCACATGCCGGGCCGTCTCATCAAAGTTGAATATATCCAGCATGTCCGGGCTGATCTGCGCCATAGTGGCCACGAACGAGAGGGCCCGTTGAATCGCCGCAACATCGCTCATCTTCTGCGCCCTACTCATTGGCGACAGGTATTCAATCCGGACTTTCGCCGCATACCACCCCAGCGTCTCAGGAGGAACAGGAACAGCCCCACGCCTGGACATGATCCCGAACACCCGCCGCGTCAACGGTTCCAAATACTCATGCACCAAACGCGAATAAGTCGGCCCAAGTATCCGCACGTTCTCCTCCGCCCGCTGCATCACCTCCGTTGCCGTCATCCTGTCGGCCCTAATCAGCGATATGGCGTCATAATAAAATGTCTCGTTGATCGATTGCCTAACCCTTTCGATCATAGCATCAGTGAGAGGGAGAGCCTTCCCGTCCACGACATACAGAGGAGATACAGGAGACGCCCCCTTGGCCCTGGTGTTGATACGCCCCGGGGTTGCGTCTAACGGGGTCAGGTAGCTCTTATATTCCACGTCAAGCGGTGGGGTAATGATTTTTGACGCCGCTTCCAAAATGTCCCGTGTCATCTTGTTGACCGTCTTGACGTCAGGGAGTGACTCCATCCCCGGCCCCCTGCCCCATATCTCCCCAGGCGCAGTATTCCACCGGGTGACG